CACCGGAACCTGTAGCATATTTAAATGTTACAGTCTGAGATCCTGAAGTTGAGTTTTTAAGAATGTAAAAGTTTTGTACATCAAGAGGAATAGTAACGTTCCTTCCTGCTGTTAATGATCCTGTAAATTCAATAATCCTGTGTGCAAGAACTGCACCCGTTGATCCATCTGAAACAGATAAAGTTGTATCACCTGAATCTGATACAGCTTGTGTGGTATAACCACCTGAAATCTGTTCAACGATACTTAAGTTCGTATTTGTTTTTGTTCCCCATGTTCCTGCATTTTCACCAGTTGCCTGGAGTTCTATACCTAGGGGTGTAAATGTCGATGCCATATTAAGCTGCTTCTCCTGTTACGTCGTTATAGCTTGTATTTGAGCCTGTTGCAACATCTGAATACGAAGTATTAGAACCCGTTGAAATATCACTATACGACGTGTTACTGCCCGTGTCAATATTAGCTAACGCAGTAACATTTACTGCTCCTATACCACTTGTAGTCTGTTGTCCAGTTAATCCAACAACTTGGTCCACTGGGTCTACCGTGCCTACAGAAGCTGTGGCTGAAACACCAGTTAATCCCATAACATCCGCAATCTCTAAACTGCCTGTTGAACCGTTTATAACTTGACTAGATAAAGTTACCACAGAGGAACCTAATCCTATTAGAGAACCTAAAGTAAATTCTGCTTCTAAGCCTGTTAAGATTGCTGCATCGTTTGGAACGACAACAGAGCCTATTCCCGTTGTTACAGCAAACCCAGTTAAATCAGCTTCGTGTGAAGTTACGCCTGCCGCTGTTCCTTGTGATGAAGTTATTGCTTGTCCAGTTACAGAAACATCTTCGTTTGGTGAAACTGCAGTGCCTTGATCAACAGAAACTTCTTGTCCTGTTAATCCCATAAGTTGATCAGCAGGATCAACAACACCTATCGCTGCTGTTGAAGATAAACCTGATACATTAAATGATACTTGAATTACATTTGTAATGGAATTGACAGATGATTGAAAAGATACACCACCAACTTCTACTGTTTTAGGTATAACGGGTGAAATAGATCCTGTTGAAGCTGTAGATGAAACACCTGTTGGTTCAACTAAAGCGTTTGCTAAAATTCCTACTGCCCCAATATTAGAAGTAGCAGATATACCTGTTAATGAAACTGTTTCGTCTGCGAGATTTCCCCACTCACCATCATTCCATGCTTTTGCTCCCCAACCAGTTGCAAGAACTGCATCACGGTTCCAATATGCTTGGCCCCAGGTGAATCGACCCCATCCTGATTGAACCGACATACTGGTCCTCCTATGCTAATCTTATGATTGCGTTTGTAGCGTCTGCTGTTGGGAATTGAATTGTAAAAGTTCCGTTAGTCGCTGTTTTATCAGAACCAAAAGCGATTGCACAAACAGCTGCGTTTGAATCAGATGAATTGTAAATTAGTGCACCGTTTGCTGTGAAAGAAGCTGATGAAAAACTTACATCTGAAAAATCACAAATGGCAGTTGTGCTTGAAGCAACTGGAGTTACGCTTGTTAGCGTAGCACCACCTGACGTGTAAGCAGTTCCAGATGTGTTTGTAATTTCTTCTGACGTTGAAAATGCAGTCGTTCCCGCACCTAACGTTGCGTCACTGTCATACAAAGCAATTTTAAAAGTATCACCTGTTGTTGCTGTAAAATTGTGAACACCTTTTAATAGTTCTACTTTAAAACTTGTACAAATTGCCGATGTTATTGCCATAATTTATCTCCTACGGGTTTACTGAGTTAATTGGTATTCTAACTGTTCCATCAGTGTAGTCGTCTCTTCTACGTCTACCAATTTGCTCATTTGCAAACTTCTGTACTTCTTCTTTATACTTTGTTTCGTATAAAGTCAACATATCTGCTGGTCCTTTCAAAAAAGCATATGTCTCCGATAAACAGCAGTATAGTAGGCCATTTGGGAAGTTCAGACTGATATAGTTAGTGTCATTATTCTCTAAAAGAGCTGGTGCCACGTTATAATGCACTCTAAATTTATAATTTGTATTAGGCGTAGGAGATAAAAAGATACGTCCTGAGTTCGTATCAGCTTCACCTGTAGCACCACCAAACATAGCATAGTATTTTGGTTTACCTTGCGCTGCCGAGGTGCCTGTAATCGGTTGATATTCTTGTAGGTAAGTTACGTCTTTTTTCTCTAGCCAAGTATTAGATCCAGTAAGCACGGCACTTGAATCATAAACTTGTATACCTCTAATAAAAACTGCACCTGCTGGTGTGTTAATTGTTTCTTGTCCTGGAACTAAATTACCAGATTGTTGTTTTCTATCCGCATCAATAGGAAGGTCTCTAAATATTCTGTATTGAGCATTTAAAATAATATTTTCTAATACAGAATCTGTTAACACATTAGAGTCAACTTCTGTGTAGCTTCTTATTTGTGTTTTTAATCCTGACGCACTTAATCCTGCCATTATGGTGTTATGGTAACTGGTCCAGCAGACACAGATCCACCTCCTCCTATTTCTGTAAATGAAGCTATTGTTCCAGCTTCAAACGTATAATTATTAGCACTTGTAACCGTAATTGTAAATCCTGAAGATGATGCGAGCGTTGTTGCGGCTATACCGCCAACAGCCTCTATGTCTCTAAATACTACTGTATCTCCACTTGTTCTACCGTGACTTGGCTCGTTAACAGTTATTGTTGCAGAACCACTAGAAGTTGTGAGTGGATTCAGTGGTAACATGTTAGGTGTAACTGGTTCCGTTCTATCTGGTCGAACATTACGTATGGAAATAGAATCACCATTCATAGGCTTCGGTTCTAATTGTGGTTGTTTTGGTTCAAATTCAGACACATGAACAAAGGAACCATTCCATTCTCTAACCATTTCTTTATATGGAAATTCCATACCAGATCTGTCTGATATTGCTTTTGCGTATTTACCCGTTGCAAATTTTGCCATTATGATCCTGGGTAATAAGCTTTAGGCGTAATATATGTGCTTGAAGCTGACCCATCCTCTGCTAATGCTCTTGCTAATTCATCCTCATATAATAATTTTTGAGTTTGAACTTTATCCGGAGCATATTTTTGTGCTAAATAATATGCAAGTCCAGATACCATACAAGGCACAAATCTAAATGGTACATCAGTTGCATTTGTATAATCTCCAACATCTTGTATTCTTTTAATAAAATAAAAATGCATATCTTTAGATGCATTTGTAGAATCAGGTGTTGGATAAACGTGAATTCTAACTTTGTCTATAAATCTCTCCACCCAATATTGATTAGGTGTTCCTTTTGATAACTTATTTGAAAAGGCTGCATAAGTAGATCTATCTACTTTTGACATTGGTGAATCTGCTTGTGTAGTTTGAGTTCTATTAGATCTTAGTTGTGCTTCTAAAACATCAGATATACCATACACACCATTAGTAGGTGTTGTCGTTGCACTTGTACCATCATCAGACGATCTAAAAAAATCATAGTCCGACTGTCCTTCAATCAAGTCTAAGTTAGTTTCATCTATTTCCCAATAGTGGATACCTCTATTACCCCATTCTTGAAAAAGAATGTTTAAAGATCTTTTTGCATTTTTTAATTGGTAACCAGCTACGCTCTGTAATCCAATACGTTCAAAAGACTCTTCTATTATTTCATCAATAGCGAAAGTTTTGTCGAACGTAGCTGTTCCCGAAGTTGTATTAGCCATTCAAACTCCTACGATTCGTAAACTTTAATCCATTCACAAACAATTGTGCCTGTATCTCCTGCAGAGCAAGCCGGTAAAACTACATTTACATCACCAGTAAATCCACTAGCTTCTGTGTTTTTCAAACCACCAAAGTCGCTATAATCAAATGCCATTTCACCTTCTAAAGTTTGAAATACAACATCTGTTGTTGCATCCCATTGCATTCTGATTGCATCAACTGGTGCTGTTACAGAAACGTTAAAACTAACTTTATTAAGTCTTACAGTTTTGCAAGTTTTACCATTGTTTGATGCTAGCCCAGAAACATCAACTATTTTAGTTGTGCTTCCTTCTCCGTCACCCGAAACCACATTGTAGTGAGTGATAAGTTTTTTTGCTCCGTCAAATACAGTTGTATTTAATACTGTGTCTGCTGCCATGTTTTGTCCTCCTTTTAAAGGACGCCTGCATTACCAGGCGCCCCGAGTTTATTTATTAGAGTTCAGTGTTAGCTGTTCTCTCTTTTCCTGCTGAAAGGTAATCTAAAGTCATTACTTTCGCAGCAGCTGCACCGTTTTGAATTGCAAATGAAACAGCCAACTCTTCGTCGTCTGGAGCATTTGTATTCACGCCGGAACCAACTTTTACGTTATCTTTGTAGACGTGGAACTTTCTGTCTTTTGGATCATAGTAAAATCCTAAAGTCATAAAAGTGTCGTCCGCTGCAGTTCCGCAAGAAACAGTTGTTTCTGTGCTGTCTTTTTCTATGACTAATTCCATAGAAGTAGAACCATCAGCTTTTCTGAAATAGATACCGTCAGTTACACCATCAATGATAGTTGTATCAGTGATAATTAAACCAACCGCAAAGTCAGATTCAGTTGCGTCGTTTACTTTAAATCTAGTTTTAAAGTATAGACCTTTTGCAGCTTCGTATTTGAAAGATTCAATTACGCCGCCCGAACCGCCAGCCCATTGAAACTCATCAGAATCATTGTCTGCCGCATCGTTTGTTACAACTAATAAACCGCCGTCACCATCTCCTAAAGCTTCTGTTGCGTCTCCGCCACCAGCTTCAGTTGTAGTGATAACCCAGTCACTAGCTGTGTATTTGTCGAAGTCCTCGTGATAAACGTG